AACCTTATCCTCGTCTGACCACACACCGTAGTACAGTCGCTCATAGCGATCCCACTTACGCTGGTAGTTATTGTCTCGCCACTCACGCCACCGATCAGTGTGAGAGATAACAAAACTTACCAGATCCTTATCTGGTTCTGTCATCTTGTCTTCAGCAAAGTCAGCCATTAAATTGTCCTTTCAATCGGGTCTTGATACGATGGGTCAACTATTTCATCTTGAGATACAGCTTTGTAAGGTATACCATTACTTTTAATCAATCTATATTTATTAATATTATACCTTACTGATGCAGGATCAGTAGCTAATGTTTTAAAAAAATCTCGAGAGTTTTGTCGACCATAACGAAAAGCTACGTTACGTGCCATAGCTTCTCCAATTAGTTTTAGATATCTTTGGTATGCTTCATTTTCAGATAAATTTAACTTAGACTTTCCTCCTGGTCTAAACATAGCAGGATTACCACCGCCTTCTAAACCTTCAATTTGTTGAATTAAATGCTGTGATTCGTGAAGAATTGTACGAATAGTATTAGTCAAAGCAATAGGGTCTTTCTTTTTAAAAGATTCTTTGCTAGTGTTAACACCAATTAATCCTGTTTGAATATCAAAAAAACCATTCTCTGGTTTACCTTCGCCTTTGTAAAACCTAATACGTGTGTCAGCTAAATCAGGATAAATTGTAAAGAAAGCTTTGTGGTCAAACACATCTCCAAGATTATATTCCTTTTCTTTTTCCAAATCTTCAAAATTAACTTTTAAAGTAGCAGCATTATCATCAATCTCTTTCATGATCTTGCCTTGTTCATCAAAAGCAAAACCAGTACGAGCTTCAATGCTAGACATAGGATCACCACGATATAACATATCCTGAGCAAGCTTCATGTCTTTTTCTAATTGTTTCTTAACCTCTGGATTTACTTTAGTCATCATAGTAGCTACGCCTTGAGGACCAAGCATTAGTTCTGGATCTTTAAGACTAGACAACATACCCTCATCGATACTATCAACTTCCATACCACCAAAGGTTTTTCTTAGGCTTGCCGCCTCTGGAAATAAATTAGTAACAACTCCTTTGACTGCTTGTCCCATATTAGTATCCTGATATCTCGTCTAAAGGTTCGTATTCCTCTTCGTCCATATCCATATCAAAAGGCATTGTACATACCTGATCGATATAACTCAGAGCGTCTAGTAAGTCATCATGCACGTTAGCGGTGGGGAAGTTCAACAACTGATCTATGAACTCCTTAACCCATTCACCTTCTCTTAAGGTAATCTGACCATGCTCGAACCTGCCCTGCAGTGACCAGACTATCCTATCTGTCTTCTTCTTGTTACCGTGGGTCAGGTCTTCAATCCTAGGATACACCTGCAACTTTAGCATCAACTCCTGCATGTAAGGCAGAACCGCATTCTTTAATGCTCCACGCTCTATCCCTACTATTGATGCGTTGTATTCCTTGGCATGCTTAAGAATCTTGTTGGCAGTCTCTTTAATATCCCACCTGCCATAATCAATCTTATCTACCCACCAACCACCTTCATGTACCTTGACTATCGCTATAGCTGTTTGGTCCAGATGCTTCTTCTTGTTACTAGCATTCTTTGCTACATCCTCAAAACCAGCTAAGTCTACTGCTAGATAGTAATCACCATTAGCAGGTTCTTCATCTTCTTCTGCTGTCTTGATCCACTCCTCCTTAAACAACTCAGACTGAGGAGCTTCAAAGCTAGCCATGAACTCTTGCCTAAACGCAAAGGAAGACATAGACTTCTTAGCGATCTCAATCTCTTCAGGATCAAGAAGAGGATTGTCTAACGAAGTAAAGTGCCAAGCTTTCCAGTCTTTCTCATCACCACTCTTACCCATCTTATAGATGTCGTAGAAGTGATTCCTACCTTTAGGTGTACCGATAAAGATTGCCTTACCTTTTAAGTCTGCTAAGGCAGGTCTTAGAATCTGCTCGAATACCTGTGGTTTAATGTCAGCATACTCATCGAGGACAATAAACTTTAATGCGACACCACGCATTGTCTCTGGTCTATCTGCACCCTTCAAGCTAATCATAGACCCATTGACTAACTTCACCTGCATGTTATTTACATGACTACCAGATATGACAGGGTGTGCTAGTTCCAGCAACTGCTGCCACATAATATCTCGTGCCTGCTGCTGCGTAGGTGCGATATACCATACGTGACCTTTATCTGCCTGCAGTGCTTCTACAATCAAGCACCATGCCGCTAGTCTACTCTTCCCTGTACGTCGCCCTGCCGCTATAACCTTAAACCTGCTAGGATCGTTCCAGACCTCTTGCTGCCAGGGTAGCAGTTTAATCTGTAGATCCATCGTTATCCTCTACGTCAATATAGTCTTCTGTGGAATCTTCTGACTCGATCACTGTTGATCCACCAATGCCAGAGATCGTAATGTTGATAGCGTTTCTTCCTGATCCTTTTTCCTTTTCAAAGTAACTGATCGGTAGCAAACGATCCACACACATCTTTAGACAAGCAACCTGGTCCTTGTCTTCATCACTCAGAGCTTTCCTGATGATAGTCTCAATGACCTTATCACCAGTAGTAGCTAACAACCTAGCATGAAACTCCCTGATCCTACCAGCTTCACCAATAGGTCTACCACGCTTAGGTCTTTTTGTCTTTTCAAGTATCGCTGACTTCTTTGGTCTACCACCCTTGCCCTTGGGTTTGACAACAGGGACGGGTGCTTCTGTAGCAGGGGACAAAGAAACATCAACGACTTCAGTCTTTACGTCTATGGACACAATGTGTTTCTCCATATTAAGTTATTCTAAGTATTACTTAGTACTACTATGCAGACTGTAAGTAGATTAAATTATGATTATTATATTTAGGGTACTTAGTGCTGCATAGTTACTTATTACATGCCTTTTATTATAGCATATTTTTAAGGAAAAGTCAAGTACTTTAAGACTTTTATTTTATACATGGCTACTTCGTAGTGCTCTATTTCGTTATCTAGGCTGCTTCGCAGTGCTCATTATCCTAACCAGTTGATTATGCAGGTATTTATGCAGAACTACCTACTCTTCTTTCATTATACAATTACATTAATTATATAGTGTTTTCTACTTTGCTCTCTTTTGTGTCTGAAGAGCACCCTAACGCTACCACGTTGTTTATTAACCCCTCCCCCGGTATGGTTATTCTGGCACGGAAGCTGCTAGGCAAGAACTATGCCATGCTGCAGAGCAACAATGCAGTACCTGAGTAATCTAGTCAGGATATGAAGAAAAGAGTTGACAAAGCACCCTTTAGAGGATACTATACACCCATAGCAAGACAGCAACAAAGCAGTAAAAAACAAGCAGTAAGGGTTTTCCCTAGTAGACAAAGCAGCACCAAAGCAGTATACTTCAATCATGCAGTAAACAATGCAGTTAACCTTTAGGAGATTTAAAATGATCAAGCTCTTCAAAGTATCTGTTAAGTTTAATCGTATCCTTGGCAATCGTGGTGGTCGCTTCCTATCTATCTACAATAGTAAGGGCAAAAGAATTAATGGTAAAGTATTGACAAATGCGTTTCTTTGGGTTAAATTCCAGCATGCAGCGACTGGTAAAGTGGAATGGGTTAAGAATTGGAATGTTAACCTTGTGGTAGCAGATCACTCTGTACACTTCTAAGCTACACTGATGAGTCTTTAATAGACGAAACCACCAGATCATCGGTGGTCTGTAGCAAGCAGTAAACCTTTATAGGAGTATTGCATCATGTTATCGAAGACTAGTAAGCTAGGCTGTTATAGCTGGTCACTACAGGCATGGGACACTTGTCCTGGCGCTAGGGGTGACGATGGCGAAGCAGTAGACGCATGTAAGTTTTGTTATGCTAGACGTGGGAATTATGTTTATTCCAATGTTAAGGCAGTGCGAGCACGTAACCTAGAAGATTGGAAGAATGATGATTGGTGTGATAGAATGGTTGATGCTATAGGCGAAGACCCTTATTTTAGGTGGTTCGATAGTGGCGATTGTTATCATCGAGAGTTAGCTTTAAAGATTCTCGAAGTAATGCGACGCACACCTAAGACTGAACACTGGTTTCCTACTCGCATGTATAAGTTTGACAAGTTCAAAGATGTACTATTTGACATGTCTTGTTTGTCTAATGTAGTGGTTCGTTTGTCTAGTGATAGTGTCACTGGTGAGTGTCTTGATACGCCTATGACTTCTAGTGTCATTGTGCCATATGCGAAGTATCCTACTAGTAGACCTAGTGACACTGTAGAGTGTGAAGCTTACACTCGTGAAGGTAAGTGTGGTGATTGTCGTGCGTGTTGGTCCAAGAATGTCAAGGTCATTGCATACCCTTATCATGGTACGTCGAAGGCGAAGGTTATTAAACTTGTAAAGGTGGCATAATGAAAACTATTGTACATGTGAACCAGCACAATATTAAAAAGAATCGTAAGGAAAATTTATCTTTACCAGTCTTGACAGTGAAGACATATAAGAGTAATGTGTATGCTCATAAGGTAAAGATTCATGGGGATTCAGAGATTGTATACAGTCCTGATAAACCTTTGTCTTGTGGTGCTCATGTCTGGATTCAGACTGATGGA